GTTCGCATTGATTATAGAATCAAAATCAATTTTGTCTGTCATTATTCGTCGTCCCTAAAATAATTGTAGATGTTACTAAATATTCGTTCCGCTATATTAGGCTCATCAGGATTGTCTTCTTTTTCTCCTTTAGCAGAAGCGTCTAATGATTCAATTAAAGCAAATTGTTGTTTAATAATCATTTCGACTCCTGACTTACCATCTAAATTATACTCTGTTAATAAATCAGCAATTTCGCCTGTTCCGTTAGTTTCCCATTGTTCTACAGCAGCTTTTAATTCTGCTGTTCCTTTAAATTGTAAAGGTAAACTTGTTAAATTCTTTTCGTTTTCTCTATTTTGATATTTTTCGATACTAAATGGTACTAATTGGCTTGCATCTTTGTATTGGTAATGTTTAAACAATTCATCTGATAAATTATCTGCGTATAGTTTTGCTTGGTATGCATCTGATTCGTTTGACATATCTGGATTATTTTTCTGAAAATAACCTTCCATCATAATAGCAAATGCGTCTTTTGCAATTTTTGCTTTTTCTTTACTAAGATCTGTTGATATAGCCATTGGACCACCAGTAAATCTATAAGCAAGATTTGAACTAGTTTCTTTTATGTATGTAGATTGTAATGCTTCTTTTCTATTTTGATCCAATATATTTTCGTGAGACTCTTGTTCAGTATATAATTCTTGTTCTAATTCAGCCCATTTTTTACTTGTTTCTGCATTAAATAATGTAGAACCATTTTTTCTTTTATATTTTTTAACAGCTTCTAGTACTGCAAACGCAGCTTTGTAATCAGCATCTGGAGAGCCTTTAATTGCATATTTTTCTATAAGTGATTGTGCTGCTCCTAATGCTATTTGATTAAATTCATTGCCTTTTAATCCAGCCAACAATTTAGCATTAGAACCTTCTGTGTCTAATGTTCTGTAAAATTCAGCCGCAAGCATTTCGCCTTTGTCTTTATTTTGATCAGTGATAACAATACTAGTTTCTAAAGAATCAATAATTACATTTTCTAAATTTGTTTTAAGAAGTGTGTGTTGTCTTTCTTTTATATAAGAAACATAACTAGTACCAAGATTAGCATTGGATTGTGCAACAATACCATTTAAACCTTTTTTAAAGAAATTACTTTCCTTACCTAAATTTTTATTAAAATATTCTGAATCAAAGTTAGCACTCCATTTAAAGAACTGACTTCCATCTTTATCTTCCCATTCTGGATTTTCTGCGATATTCGTTTGAATCCATTCGTTCATCTTAGTTTGTTTACTTAAACTAAATTGAATACCATGGTTTTTACCTTTAACATTATCATACACTGATTGCCAATAAGGTGATTGTGTACCATCTAATTCACCACTCTCAACTGCTGTTGCATACGATTTTGCTTCAGTAGATCTTGCTTTTATTTCAGCTTCTCTATCTGTTTTTTCTGTTATTTCTTTACCTTTATAATCTGTGTAAGCATTTAATGCTGGAGTTACATCTCTACGCAATATCGTAGCTAGTTGTAATAATCCACTTGGATCTTTTGAAACTCTGTTAACACCTGGAAATGTACTTTGATATGCCATTATACTTTACCGTAATCTCCTTTCTTATATTTAGAATAAGAACCAACACCAGCAGAACCTATTTGTAACATTAAACCTAATTTACTAGGTGGCTGAACTGGAGGTAATCCTGCTATAGTTCTTCTCATTGCAGCATAAGCATCATCACGACCAAAGGCTACTTGTTGATTAGATGCATCAATTCCTGCATCAATTATATTTGTATCTAGATCTGCATCAAAACCAACATCTCTCAACATACCTATTAAATCGCCTTTGCCTTCGCCTGCGTTTGCCTGTGCTGTTGCTAATGCGTCTAATTTATCTCTTTTAGCTTTAAACTTTTCTCTTGCACTATTTTCATTTGCAACAATTCTTTCTGCTTCTAATCTTGTTAAGTCTTCACCATAAGCAATGTTTGCATCTCTTGCAGCTTGATCGTTTGCTGCGGCCTGTGCTTGCGCTGCTTTTTTCTGTCCTTGGTATTCTGCGTTAGCTGACGCAGCTTGCAAACCAAAGTTAGCTACTGCCATTGATACTGGATCACACATTTTTTTGCCTCATTACTAATAAAAACTCCTCGTTGTTAATTCCATATTTACGTTTTGCTTTTGGTTCAAACCCACAAAATTGTAACCATTTTAAAGTTTTCCAATTTTCTGGATGCACCCAATTATAAATAATTTTATATTCTTCATTTAATTTGCTTACCCATTGTCTACATTCTTTTATAAATTGTCTGGCATCAGTTAATAATTCATCACTTGATAACATCCAAACTACACCGTAACCTTTTACAAAAGGACAATCTGATACACCAAACATACCAATACATTCATTATTAGTGCCAACCATTGTATAAACTTTTGAATTCTTTAATTCGAATGATGATAGCAAACCGACAATTGGTTTAACACCATGCGAAACCATTATTTCATCAATATCTTCTTGTCGCATAATTTTGCTAAGATGTATTGCATCTGTAGGTTTTGCTTTTCTTACATATCCTGGCATTATCTTCTTGACCTTCTATGATAAAAGCTTTCTATTTCTGCTGCAACTACATGCATTGGTAAATAAGAATCTGTTTCGACTGTTACTGTGTGTTGTGTATTTTCTGCTTGAACAGGTACATTAAATGTTCCTGAAACAATAGGCGCACTTCCAATAGTAAAAGACGAATTACTTATAATTTGACCATTCATAGTATAACTTCTAAGTGTTCTATCGACCGGTTGTACTTTAACTTGAAAGAAACCTGTGTCTTCATAATCAAAAGCAATGTTTCTTACTTGTAAACGTCCTGATGTAACCGAAAGCTTACCACCAGATGGTGATGGCTCTTTTACATATACCGTCGACATTTGATATTTTGTTGTATATTTAGTTCCAAATATTGCGTTCGGATAATTACCTTCTGCATAATATGTGGCTCCTGAATTAGTTACAGTTAAATCAACACCAGTTGCTGCATCTACACCAAATAAACCTGTTCGTTCTCCATAAGGAGATGTGTAAGTTGTTTTGTCTGTTGCTGCGTCGTAAGTGCCTGTTAATGCAACTTTATGATCTAATGCTACATTAAATGTTAAATTTGTTTCATTTAAGTTTTGAATATCTACTGTATATAATTTACAATTTTGTTTATCGTTAGCAATCATATATAATTTACTTTCAATAATCATTCCGCCTAAAATCTCTACACCATCAAATATCCATTTAGACCATGATGCTTGTATTTTTTCATTACGATCCCAAAAGTATTTATAAACATAAATTTCTTTTGAATTAGTAGGAGTTACATTTGAGTTTACTGAGTAAGGCGATGTTGATTCACCGACTTTTGTATCATACGGAAATGCAAACATTGTATCTTCCATTGGACAAGCCAACAATGATGTTACATTAGAAGGTATATAAGATGATATTCCTGCAGTAATATCTATTGAATCATTTGTTAATGTATCATTATCTGCATAGTATTCTCTAACAGCACTAAAATTTCCTTTTTTCTGAATAAAATAAATATAACTACCAACAGCAACTGGTTCAACTTCAGCATTATGTTCGAATGTTGTTGTTGATACAATTGACGCTGATTCTGGTGTTAATGTACCATCAGATTTTAATATAAATTGGTTTGTATCTGAAAATAATAATAATTGTTCGTTATACGCAATCGCGTGTTTTAATGTTGATACTTGTGTTGACGATGCCGCAATATCTATAGTATCTGTATCTAATGAATCTGTCCCTGTTGTTTTAAAGAAATTATAAAATTCTCCATTTTCACTAAATACAACATTTTCTTCTGATAAAATTCCTAATCTATTTTTATAAAATGTAAGATTATTTATAGTCTTTCCAATAAAAGTTGGATTAGGATTTGTATCTGCATCTCCTGAAATTCTTGAATTCCATGTTAATTGTTGGAATGTAAATGTACCATTGTTATTATTTACTAGTGCGTGTGGCATTGTTGTAGCATCAAAACCTAATACAACACCAGGTCCAACTACTTCATTCCAAATACCTTCAGTTTTAAAATTAACATAGTAATCAGATAATATATCACCTTCATCACCAGTAATTTTAAGTATTGCATCTGTTGGCGCATAAAATGGTAAATCTGCAAAATCTTGTACTTCATCTTTTACAGAATACATAGCGTTACCACCAAAACCATCAGAAGTTCCAACAGTGTAATTAACATTTCCGTCAGTTGGTTTTATATCTAATGTTGATGTGTATCTTGTAGTTGTAAAATAACTTGTAATTCCAGAATAATTTTTAAGTCCTTGTGTTGTACTTAATGTTGCACCTGTATCTGTTCTAATAGTTTTAAATCCAATATCATCTGCTGATCCGTTCCAATGTGTTGATCCTGTGCCAAAACATAGAATATCTGCAATTTTCATTGTGTCTCTAAATGCAGCATCAGTACTATAATCATTTCCAGATGGCATTTGAAATTGTACTTCTATTTCATACGACATATTTGGGTGTTTAACTGCTACAGCATAAATTCTTCCATAGTTACTTTGTTTTACGTATACTAATGCTCTTTCAATTTTTGCTGCTGATGTTGCTGTAGCCATTGCTGGTATTTTTGATTTATTAACTACAAAAGTAAAATCTGCAACAGTTACAAATTTAAAATCTTCTTTTGGATTTGTAGATGTTAAATAAGCATTTCCATTTGGAAAACTTACTGTTTTATTAACACCATCTAGATTCCATACTTTAACATTTTGATTTGTAAAAGCTGTTATAAAAGCATTATTAGCGTCACGTTGTACACCATGGATCGCAGCATTAGTTGGATATACATTTGATGAATCTAATGTTGCTGTGTAATTTAATGATGGTCTTTTAGATAAACCTTCAACCAATCTTGATTGTGCGTTTTCCTGTAGTTCAGCCTGAGTTTCATTTCGTTGTGTTGAAGTTTGTTGGCTGACCCCATTGATTAGATTTGGTATACTTTGTGATATTATGGGCATTAATAACTTCTTCTTGTTGTTCGATTAATAATATTATAAACATCATTACTTCCACTTAAAACATTATAATCACCATTGTTTGCATCAGAACGTTCACAATTAATAATTGCTTCTTGTTCATCTACTTGTGTAAATCCAGCAAGTTCTGATGAACCTACCATTCTAGCTTGGAATTTTCTTCCTGCTTTTATTACTATTAATTTTCTTGCGTATTCTGGAATATGTTCAAAATGTTCTGCTGTTACTTGATCAACAAGTGGAACAACTGTAAATACATCTGTTTTATTTTTTAAATCGTATAAGAAACCATTTCTAAAAGTTATATCATACTCTGTTCTGTAATCTTTACTTGTATCAATTTGTATTACATTACTACCGACTGGAATCTTGCTATTTTGGTCTAAGGCTAATTTTACTTCTGCTTCTGTATTAAAATGCCAACCACGAGATTGTACTTCTACATTAGTTTCATCTAAAATCTGTAATGCAATAGAAACATCAACGCCGGTATTACCTGTAATACTGCTAACAGGAGCTTCACCTATAATACTTAGTAAAGTGTTAACTGCCTGTAATTCTGTTGTTGGTGTGATTCTAAATGCCATTATTTTCCTTTAATTAAATTTATAAAGAGGCGACTTCAGTCTCCCTAGGTCGCCTCCCCTTATAAGTATAAAGTAACGTAAATTATTACGCTTCTCTAATTCCTACTGCTGCTTCTGGTCTTAATGCGCCATGACCCATAGCGTATTTAGCAACCATTAATGTACCTTGACGTCTAATGTCATATTCCATTTCAGTTGCAAGATCCATAAGCTTAACTGTTCCTACTGCACTCGGGTGACAAACCATAGCCACGTAATTACTTACGTTAACTGCTTGTGGATTTGATCCACCTTGAGTTGCTGAACCTTGGTCTACACCAGAGTTGATGTTTCCAGAAATAAAGTGAGGAGTTGGAATTAATTCAATTCCAGCTACTTTCATTACTCTACCTTCTGCTACACCACCATTAGCTCCACCACTGAAGTCAACATTGACTGCATTTGTAGCATTTGCTAATTTGTAGTATTCTTCTAGTCTTATGAA